CTTGAATCTCAGCTTCAATTTCTTCTGGAGTACCAAATCTTGTAGCATACAAGTACTGTCTTGCAATCTCAGCTTGATCATACTCATCAGTTGGATCTAACTGTCTCATCTCTTCTACTTGAGCAAGAGTTCTGAATAGACCTTTAAGATCCTGTCCTCCATCTGCAACATATTTAGCTGCAACTTGAAGTTCTTCTGGTAATGCTTGAAAGAATTCCTTTGGAGTATTTTCTCTAATCTTGTTCTCTCTTTCTTGAAAGTTAGCTTCAAATAACTCACGGAAATCTTTAGTAGTATACTCTTCTAAAGGTTTGTCATCATCAAAAGCAAATAGAGTACCTTCCTCAATCATCTTAGATGCTAACTCTGCAAGACCTGATTTATCAATCTTTGGTCTTCCTTTGTTACCAGCTTCTTCTTCCTGACTAATCAAGCTATCTAACTCAGCAATTGTTTCTTCAACAACTTGTTTTGTTTCTTCTCTTTCTGCAGCAGTCTCATTGCTTGCAGGTTTATCAATGAACGATACATCTACTGTTCCCTCATTTGAGAACACTGTTTTTGGTTTTTCAGTTTCCTGTTCTGGTAGCATTACACTGTCTGCACCAGGAGTACCAAATAACTCATCTAAATTAACATCAACTTGTTCTACCGATGTAGAGTCAGTTAACTCTTCACTTCTGTTAGTGTCTTCCATAATTGTTGGTTTTTGTTATTAATTTAATATAACTATAATTTTTCAGAATAAACTTGTAAAATTTAAAAAGTGGTTGACTTTTTTTGCATTATATAGCTAACTACTTTTTCTTTTCATCTGATGATTTACCGTCATATTTATTTTTATTCTCTCTAGCTATCTGCAATTGAGTCTCTGCTATCTGTCTTTGTGTATCTAACTTCTCTCTTTCTATTTGATTCTTCTGATTATTATTCATTACTTTGTTAGACTCTTTCTGTCTTTCAAGATCAGACTGTTGCTGATACATCTCAGTTTGTCTGATCTCTTTCATTGCATCATTGTAGTCAGACATCTGATTCATGTTAACATCAGCAGAAGCTCCGTAACCTGCTGCTCTAATTTCTGCAACTAGGATATCTCTTTGTCTATCTTTTTCTTTCTCTGCAATCTGAGTATCAAGCTTCATCTTTTCAATCTCTTGTTGAGACTGCATTTGCTGCTGTTGCATTTCTTGTTGTTGTTGCATTTCTTGTTGCTTCATCTGATTAACTTTTTCTTCAGAAGTCTTAAGAGCATTATTAAGCTCAGCAATAGAGTCAGACTGCACAATCTTACCAAGATCAAATATAGATGCCCCAGTAGTGTTATTGCTCATAGCAAGTTGCTTAAGCTGTTCTAGTATAGCTCTGTTGTTTGCTGTAGTTGTACAGAATATATTTAGATCTCTGAGTAACAAGTCTGTCCCATTTATTTCAAAGTTAACTTTCTCATCAGCTGTAGTTGAGTATGTTAATCTTGTAGATGGTTTAGTAGAATGATAATACTGAGCTAAGTCTGTACGCATTTGATGTACTCTTGGCATTAAGTAATCACAGTGCTGAATAAAGAACATCTCTGTTTGAGCATAAGATGCACTGATTGCTTGTTCTACTCCGGTAGCTGTAGTCTGAGACAACTGCTGTCCCATACGTTGAGGATTCACACCAATTACTTCATAAGCTTGCTGCTTAAAGTAAGATGCTAACTGTATCCTTGATAACAACCTTTCTGTTTGTGATAGATCTAGTTTTTGGAAATGCTGGAAGTTTAATGCATTCTCAGTATTTGTAATAGATGTATCAAGAGGTAGCATTTGGAAGTTCTTCATTGCTACATATGCCTTGGCTAGATTGTTCTTACCCCAATCTTCCCCTAATGAGTGTCTTGGTAAAGTATTCTGGTCAAGCATGATAATAGTACCTAGTTCATCTACTAAGATATCTGCTATCTGATTGTTTACAATGTTATATCCAATCTGATACGGTTTCATTAAGTCAAGCAATGAAGTTGACTTAGTATTTCTATCTGAGAATATAGAACCTTCTACAGGTAACTTACATCCGTATAATGAGCTATCTCCTTTAAACTGGAACCTTAGTGGTCCTATCTTGTTCTTATCTACTCCTATATAAATTGGAGTAAATCCTCCCGGGTTATTCATACCCCAGAAAGAAGGAATGTTTGGACCTACTTTAACTCCACCCCAAACCTCATTAATCCAAATCCAATCTCTGTGTTCTCCACTAGATTATCTTTTGTTTTATTCTTAAAGAGTCTAGTGTCATAGATAGGCTTATCTGTTATTTTATAGTCTTCTGTTATAATCTCATTGATTACTTCACCTGAGTCAGTTATCTTAGTTAAGTGACCTACTTTACGTTGTGACTTCCAGTATGCTTGAGTTACTCTTAATAAGTAAGATGTACCAGCTACATTATAATCTTCACCTTCAGCTAAAATCTGTGATATAACGTCACCTCCTTCTAGTATAGATCCTGATACCATAGAGGTATATTGTCTATAGGCTAGTGATGGTAGGTTTACGTTCCACTCATGTGTCTTGGTAGCATCATAGTATGACCCGTCATTCTGCATACCTCCGATGTTATAACCCGCAGATCTAATTGGATATATTGCTTCTAGTGCCTCAAGTTGTTCTTCAGTCATTAAATAACCATATCTATCTATAACATCAGCTACTGTATACATCTCAGTTTTACCAACCCAGTTAGCTTGTGAGATATATCTTGCATCAGGTGACTTATGATAGAATGATAATACAGGATTCCATAATTCTACTTCATAGTCATCCTCCATCATCTTCATATGCCAGAATTCACGGTCTGTGATTAACATGTCACGGAAACCTCTTTCTTCTAGCTCATCCATTCTAAATCTTTCAACATCTACTTTATGCTGATGTGATGCCCACTGTTCCACCATAGATCTGTAATCTTTCTTGAAGAACATTTCTATCTCAGGTAGTGTTTTTAAATTCTGTGGATCAAGTTGTTGTTGAGCTTCTTCTGAATTAGGATCAAGACCTTGCTCCATCATAGCAGAAACTATTTTAATTTTAGCTTCAGCCATTAGAGTATCTTCTACCATCTTTCTCTTTTCCTCCATCATCTCATTGTAGGAGAACTCATCTACTGCTCTATATGTTAACTTAGTTGATCTCTTAGCAAACTCAGCTACTAGAACATTAATAACATTAGGTATAATAGGGTAGAACTTTAATTCTAATGCAGAGTTATCTTCTTTGGTAAGTGTCTCAACTATATCTCTGTACTCATTATCTTCTTCAATGATATAATCAGACTTATCAATTATACCTTTTGCAAGTTTGTAGTTCTTCATTAATCTTCTGGCATTCATCCGGATTTGTTTTAACCCGTTCCACTCTAGCCAGTCTAGATTCCATGCTGCCCACTCTTGGTCTTTTTCATCTTTAGGTATAAATTGAAGAGGCTGAGTAATACTACCCATCCTGTTATGCTTAACCTTAGCACCTTGTTTTAACTGTAGCGCATTATATACTTGCATAGTTCTTATTTAAAGTTTTTAAATGGTGACCTCTTAGGAGATTGACCCATTTTAATATTACCCCTTCCCATGTGCCGGAACGGACTATTATTTAATTTATATAAATTTTCTGACTTTTGCAAGTTTTTAGCTGCATCATCCATAACCATTCTCTTCATAAATCCTCTATTGGATTGCTGAATTTTCATGAATGCTATCAATGCAGAGAATGCAACAAGTCTATCCACGTTGAGACCCTCAGTATAAGCTTTCATTTCTTTGAGTAACATGGGATCCATTATTCTCTCTACACCATAAATAGTTTTGACTATTGTACCATCTTCTTTTGTTACTGTGTCTAGCTCTTCTCTAGTATATTCTATAACGTAACTTAATAGATGTGACTTGAATAGCACACCTGTATTTTTCCAACCATACTCCTGGAATACGTTAGCATTTGCACCTAGATCTTTTAAGAACATAATCTGTGTTCTAGGTACAAGATACTTTTGTTTCTTTCTGGATATCATATACTGGATAAAGAGAGAGATGTTATTCTCTATTACCGTCCAGGCATTATACCACTCTATGATAAGCTCTAGTCTTTCATGAGTTTTCTTTATATCATCAAATCTACCACACCATGCTGCTACTACCTTGTCCTGTTCTATATATGTCTCAGTTTCAACACCACTAACTTTGGTCACTTCAACCGGAGCTTTCATTACATAGATGGAACATAGTGATTCTGAGGTAGTTGTCTTACCTTCAGACACGGGGTCAATTGATGCATAGTACATTCCAAAGCTAGGATCTTTAACTGGTCTTTCCCATACTACAAGAGTACCAGTCTTATCTTCTGTCTTCTTAGATATTGGAAATTCAGATATTGGAAGTTTATTTGTTTCTCTTACTTTAGGGTGACCTACTTCATCTCTGTAGATTTCTAAGAACTCATAAGGGTAGTCTTTGTCTTCTATTCTCTTTAGCTGTGCTGCTACAAGATGCTGTGGGAATATAGATACTTTTCTATGTGCAAATGCTTCCTCTATATTTCTAGGGTGCTGTGATACCTCAAGCTGATATGCTTCAGGAGACATCTTCTTTTTACACTGCTCAAAGTATTCATCCAGTGCTTTTAATGCTTCTTCTACAAGTGAGTTACCGTACTCATCTATATATGGTGGCATTGACCATTGCTCAGGTATAAATAAACCTGACTGACCTATAGTGTAATCTTTATCTATTAGGTTTGTATCTACTGCATAAATCTCATTCCCTTCTGGATCCAGGATCATTTGTTTTAGTGGGTCACACTGATCCAAGTCACCGACTGATCCTGCAGCAATAAACATTCCTGTAGTTATCATACCTGATTTAAGTGCTGGCTTAATATAACCAAATGTTACATCCATCTTAGGAGCAATTCCTGCTTCCTCATGGAAGAAGTATTTAACTGGTCCACCGACACCATTAGTAGGATCTTTCTCAAATGACATACCTTGTATTGTGCCCTTGAGACCTACTTCTGTTTTTCTATCTCCTTTTCTTACCTCAATCTTCTGTTGCCACATCATGACTTTATCCGGAGACATTGGACGGTACCATGCTGTATGCTCATTTAAGAATGCAGCATATTCATTTAAGAATTTCCATGTACCTTTTTCATTGATG